GACGGGCCAGCCGCCACAACTGGAGCTGCGCCTCTTACGGCCTGTTGTCCGTATCGTTGCGCTAGTCCAGAGGCCGCTATCCCAGCCTGAGCTCCCATTCCGACGAGTCGAGGGGAGAGGAACGGAAGAGAGGCCAGGCCCCCGGCCTTCGCCGCCATACCGCCCTTGGCGATAGCAAATCCAATACCGCCGTATACTCCTGGAGTGAACCCGGTCTGAGGCATGGATCTAAGCCATGGGGCCGCTTCCTTCCCAGCCGAAGCCTCTACCATCTGTTCAAGTGATTGCCTGGCCCCGGCGATTTCATCAGAAGCCTTGAGTATGGCGTCCTTGGTTTCGCTATTGCTTCGCAAAGCCCGTTTGATTACCGCCGCTGCGTCATCAGCGTTTACGACGCGAGACAGGTCCTCGGAGAGCTCCATTGCCTTCCGATAGATTTTATTCGCCGGGGCAATCTCCGGGATGGACTGCTCGATGTAGTCCATTACTTCGCCCTTTACCTTTGCCAATGCGGAAGAAATCGTCTTGCCTCGATTGTTCCTGATAGCCGCATTCAAATCCTTCTGGAAGAAGTAGACCTCCTCCGGAGTGGCCGATTTAAGCTCATTGGCCCGGAGCATGAACTTCTGAAAAGTGTTCGCCTCGGCCTCTTCTGCGACTCTGCCTGGGATATTGTATCCGAACTCGACCTGGATATCCGCCACCTTCTGGCCTATCCCCTCTTGGAGATTGAGCTTGAATCCGGGTCCATACTTCTCATTGGACCTGACTATGCCGATCAGTTTACCGTAGGTATCGGAAGCCGCTTCTATATTGGCGTCAATCAAGGACTTAAACTGCTTGGCCGCGTCCGAGGATATTTCTGCCGCTTTCTCCGCTCCCATCCTGGCGTATTTCATGACACTCGATGGATTGTCATAGAGGGCTTTCATTGCATCGTCAGAGAGTCCGGTTATGTTCTTGGCCACATACTTGTAGGCCCCAGCCCCAATCTTAGCGGCCTGCTCTCCGATGGCTCCGGCGACAGGAGGCAGATACTTGGCTCCAAGATATTGAGCCCCGGCCTCTAGTCCTATCCGTTTCGCCGCCTCTCCGGCAGTCTGTGGGGCTTGCTCCGGCGATATGTATCTGGTCGCTATATCCTGATAGGCTCGACCAGCCGCACCGCCGAGAGCCGCGCCAGGAGGCCCAGCAAGTGCCATGCCCGCAGTACCGCCGATGATGGGGCCGACATTCTCTTTTCCGAACTCGATGGCCCGGGATATCAGCCCAGGATCAGAAGCCTTCACAGCCTCTAGTTTTTTGGAATCGAATCCGGATGGCTTTCTTTTAGCAGCTTCCAGTTTACCTGGGTCGAAGGCCACTTCAGTATCCCTCCGAAGCCATCTTTTTGTAGACATCTTCTTCCTTCATCCCCTGCTTGGTTAATTCTCCATATCGTTGTTCTGCCGTTTTCCTTGGAGTGGGCGTCTGCGTTGTGGGAGGTGGAACAAGCGTCTGACCTGTTGCCGATTGGATTAGAGATTGCGGAGTAGTCCCATTCGGTAATGACGGGGCCAGCGGGATTCCCTGCTGTGAAGATATCCCTGGAACTCCTAGAGGAAGAACAACATTTCCAGGAGTGCCGCCATAACGCTCGACAAGTCCTCCGTATGATGTCTCGATGTGCGTTTGCTGTTTGAGTTGTGCTTTGTATAAGTCTCTAGCCCGATCAATAAAGTCCTGACGCATATCTGCTGACAATCTCTCTCCCTTTACCACCTTCCCGACAGCGGCTTTTATTCTCTCTCCGAATGATCCTGTATCGGCGGCCTGGGCAAACTCACTTTCTCGGACCACCGATCCTGGGTCTAATATCTTCATGTAATTGAAAAGCAGAGCAAGGTCTCCGGCTGCGCTGGGATTCCTAGCGGATGCCTCTACGCGATTGTATGAATCTCGGACCTGGTAAAATGGCTTACTCAGGTCCTGAAGTTCTCCACGGAGTTTGCCTTCCAGGGTCTTTATCTCCTTGTCAGATTCACCCATTCCCTTCATGGATTGCGCTTCCTTCGCTCCTATCTCAGCTTCTCTCTCCCGCTTCTTCGTCCCCATATATTCCCTGGTAGCTTTTATTAGTGGGGACTCTTCCGCCAATGATGGGCCCTGGGCCGATGCTATGACTTCCGGAGTTACTTGAGATGGGTCAAGGCCGAACTGCAATAGATTAGCTCCGCGTTGTGTCGCCGTCTGTGCTTGCTGAATACCCATCTGATTTTCCATCATCTTCCGACGCTGATAAGCCTCGAAGATGGCATCAAGTCCGGCGGGGATATCCGGGTATTGCCGGAGTCCTAGTTGTGATGGCTGGAAGGAAGGCCCGGAAGGTCTTTGACCCATGTCCATGTCGATCTCCTATTAGTAAAGCGATCCGGCACCACGACCGAATAGTCCTCCGAGTCCTGCGCCCAACTCTGCTCCTGCCATGCCGCCGCCCATGCCTCCGATCCCGGCTCCAAGAAAAGCACCGCCAGCACCGAACAGGGCTTGATTCTTATTCCACTTGTTCTGCTGATTCATGAGATTGTTGTAGTAGTCAGCCTGCCGGTAGTAGTCCTCAAGGGCATATCCCCGTTGCCGTGTCTCGTCCCGCAATCCGTAGCCCCTGCCGATGGCCGCTTGCCCTGCTCCCATGTACTGCGATTGAAGATTGCCCTGCTGGCCCGCGAGATACTGAGTCATGAACGGCTGGCGATTCATGGCTAGTTGTTGCGCGGCCTGCGCGAAAGCGTTGTCATAGGCCGAGGTAAACGGGCGTCCCATCTGGCGGTATTGGCCCGTAAGTTGAGACTGGGCCTGTCCCAGAAGTTGCTCATCGTATTTCGTAAGTTGCCCCTGCAATTCCTCCGTCTGTGTTTTCTGTAGATTGGTCTGGTATTCTGGCGTGGATTTAAGAATCTGGGAAACCTCGTAAGGTTGAAGCTGGCCTTCCTTCACGAACTTAAGGAAGTAGTCTAGCTCCTCCGGTTTAGGGTCTCGGCCAAGGGACTCCTTGAATTGACCAGTCAAGTCCTGAAACTGCTTCTGTGCTGTCTGTGCGGCCTCCAATGCCCGCTGAGTTTCCCGGTAAGCATTCTCGGCCGATATTTTTGTCCCCAAATTCCCAAGTCCTGTAAGACTCTGTTTAGCAAGATAGTCTTTCTGGGCAGACTCATTGGCCGAAATCGCCTTGTCTACTGCTTCCTGATATTCTTTATCGGTCATATAGCTCTCCTATGGGCTTAAAGGTCGCCATGGCTGGGTGAAATAGTCTACACGATACCCCAGGATTTCCCAAGGCTGATTTGTCGCGTTGTTGCCGAACTGAAAATTTATGAAACTTGATGGACTGACGGCTGGAAGATTGTAGTTGCTCCTGATATAGGGGTAGGATGACGCAGTGGAGAGAGAAACAGAATAATTCCCCGTCGCGCTGCGCTCATTGGCCCAAGTCGTTGTGATGCTCCCCGTCTGCTCATTGGAAAATATGCTTGAAAGTCTCTGCCATGATTTCTCCTGGAATGGAGTATCGCCGCCCCAATCCTTTGTTTTCCAATAGGAGTTTATGGACGCGCCGTTGTCCGTGTTGATTCCATTGCCAGCGTACTTGAACCAATACCCGCCGAGACTCGAACCAAAATACTTATCGTTGTTCATGATGAGCATGGATGATGCGGGCAAGTCCATGGGGTAGAAAGTCCCATAATTGATGTCGTACTTTAGGACTCGGTTGTTCGTTGTGGAATAATTGACGCTCGTAGACCAGTATGCCTGATCCAAGGAACTGTCATACAGACCCCAGGAAGGCGGTGCAGTAGGACCGTTCCAGTAGACAACGCACGAGTCCACCCTGGCGGTATCGCTCGATGACCCTAGAGTTGAATCGAATCTGATTTGTAGGGCCGCTTTGGCCGATACCTGTACTGCCGCATTATTGGTCTGAGCCGTCCAGGTATTCGTCGAGAGCGCGGAACAGGTGCTATCGCTTCGAGTGTAGTAAGTCAGACCCCCCGCCCCGGTCTTTCCTTCAGCGCAAGAGAGCAAGCCGAAACTATTTATCAGTAGGCTGGACTCCATGCATTGAGTGACGAATGTCCCGGTAGATGCCGAGTTAGTCGTGACCGACTCTAGGACGGGACTATCGCCGGCTGATGATCGCGTGACATTGAACCGCCCGCGCCACTGGATGAATTGCTGAGTGGTCCCGGCATTGAGCGTGTTAGATGTTGCCCGCCAGTCATTCCATATGCCATTTGATGAGGTAGCCGACCGGACATCGTAGTAGAGAGTGGCCCCGGACGCGGAGGGCGTAGACCAAGAAGCCGTGAATGGCCCTCCCGTCGGCGTGGTGAATGAAGTGTTGAAGGTGTCGGATTGGAAGGTGCCGGAGGTGAAGCCGGTGGATACAAATGATACGAAATTGGCGACAGAATCACCACTGTTGTTCGCCACCCAGAATAGGACTTCGGTCGTCGAGCTAAATTTTATCGACTCAAGATTCTTGTTGGTCCCTTTTTCTATGTATACATATATCGTCGTATTGAAATAAGCCGATGTGTCTACTCGGAATTGTTTGCAATTTGGAGATGAAGAGCCGAATGGCAGACTTACGGTAGCCAGATTTGATCCGCCAGAGTTCTTTACATAAAGATCGAATCCCTCTCCTGGTGTGTGAAGGAATCGCACAAATCTTGTTCCGTTCGGTACCACGGCACTACTGCACGCGACGACATCCGACATCTGATATACGGTCGCACTCATCGCTGACCCTCTGGTCCAGTTGGTAAATGACCCGTTACTGAAATCGGAATTGAAGAAGTGCATATCCCTCAAAAGCTCCACCGTCCCGCTGGTTGAAACGGTTACGCTGCTCACAGTCCCGTTCAAGAATTGGGAAGTGGAATCCCATGAAGCTCCACCGTCCCGCTGGTTGAAACGGTTACGCTGCTCACAGTCCCGTTCAAGAATTGGGAAGTGGAATCCCATGTCTTGCTTGTACTGGATGGGAACACTGACCCAGATATCGAAGTGGTGTCCCAGGTGTTGACGGGGCTTTCACTCCCGGCTTCCCAATCGGACTGATCTGTTTCAGTGAGGCTCTGATTCTTGAGGCTTTGGGTGACAAGAAGATTCGATATCTTCCTGGAAATGGTGGAAATGCTGCCGTCCGCTCCGATGCGCCAGTATCCATTGTCCGAGCCCTTGAACATGATCCCGTTCGATGTCAGGATGACGGAGCCAGTATCATCGGTCCCTACCGAACCTGACAGGACGGTGCATCGCGTGGTGTATTGGTCGCCCAATTCGCAGACGGTTATGCTCTGTGATTTGAAGATGTAGATATTCCCGAGCCATGCTTTCAGGGCAGTAACCTTGTCCCCGAAAGTGCCCATATCATCTGTCCATGAGTCCACCGGGAGCAATCCGGTAGTGAAATTGGTGAAGTCTCCGGATTTCGAGTAGTAGACCCGATTCGGCAGATTGGCCACATCGGCAACGACAAGCCTATCCCCGGCGAGCTCCAAGATCGTCCCTTGCGGGATGGCAGTCGAGTAGAGTACGGATGTCCCGTTGTACCTAAATACCTTGTCCCTTGAGTCATTGGCCCCATAAAGTGAACCGTCTACTGTCGCAAAAGACCACCGCTTAGTCCCGGCTGTCACCGTGGTTATTATCGTAGTGAATGCGGCCTTATTCGATGATTTGGAGCAGAAAATATCATGGCAGGCTACGACGATATCATTCCCTGAATTGTCCCGGAAATAAGCAGATCCGGTAACTGGTGCGCTGGCCGTGGTGAGGACGGCCTCATTGGCATATCCACGCCGTTTCCGCAAGGTCAGGCCGTTTAGGTCGGTCTCGACATTGAGTGCATCTTGTGCTTCGCAATCTGCCAGGGTGGCCGGGGAATCTGTATCGTTCAGGCCGCAGAACTTATCCGCCCCAAGAGCCCCCTGTTGGGCAATGGCCGGAATATGTCCCAGAACGAACAGAAACAGGCCAAGGCTGATTTTGACGCCCCATGTTACCGGAATGTGCACCAAAACGCACTGGCGGGGGCATTCCCTTGACCGCACGGGGCCTAAAACGCCATTTAGAACCATCTACGCTGACCCCGCATCTTGATTATCTCCGTGGCCGTGTTCTTGAAGGTTTGGACAGCTAGGTCTACAGATGCCTGATAATCCCGGTTTAATTGGCCTAGTTTTATGGCTACTTCGGGGGTTATGTCGATCCCTTTCATGAGCAGATAGGCCGCGTAATTGGCTATGCCCATGTGGAACTGAACCATCAGAGTAGAACTGTTCAGCGGGACATCGGAATCTCCTGACATCTCGGCCGGGACCGGGTAGTAGGTCAGTATGAGATTCGCCCCAGCATCATTCGCGCCTGGGATGGGGTAGAGCCTAATCTGCTTTCTTCCTTCCTCCGGGTCAATCATGAACTTCTTTGGAGTGCCAGCATCATCGGTCCAGTCATCCCCATTGTCGAATTGGAGAGTGCGCCTCGATACTGGATTAAGCTCGATTCCCTTGTGGGTTACTTGCTTCTCCATCCAGAAATCGGTAGGTAGATCGTATGCGGCCGTGCCATCCACAACGGTATAGGTTGACGCATCTTTGAATAGAGCCTTGGAATCGTAAGCGAACTGTTCCTGTGCCCGGTTTATGGCATCGTTATATTGCGTAACTGTGAACTTGCTTATGCTCGGATCTCCGCAGAAACCGGCCACGAGAGTCTGTATCTGTCCTCTATTCATTGGACGAGCTCCGTTTTCTTTTCAGAGAATGGGTCCCAGTCCGGGGATACCGGATCGAGAGGCTTCACATCATCGTCTATAGATAAGGACGATACCGAAGGCGGTTTCTTTGTTGCTCCCCTCTTGATTGCTTCCTCAAGACAGGCGACATAAGTCTTAGTCACTGTATCCACATGGAAGTCAGATGCCACGCGGCCATAGGCCGCTTTCCCGATATGCCTACGCAATCGCCTATCTCTGATCAGCGTGTCCAGGTGATTCTCGAACTCGGCTGCATCATCGGCCAAGAGCCCGTCAATGCCATGCTTTACAGTCTGCTTGAAGTGGCCGACATTGGAAGCCACGGTCGGTATTCCCAGGGCAGAATATTCCAGCCAGCGCAGATTTGATTTTCCACGATTGAAGGCATTGTCCACCAGTGGAGCCATGCCGATATCAAAAGCCCTATCCGCCAGATATTGCGGGTAGTGGTCTATCCTTGCCCATTTCGTTATGAACTCTACCCGTTCCAGATTCCTCAAGAATGGGGGCACTCCATGGCACAATACGAAAGTGACATCCTTATGCTTGGCTAGGATGTTTTTTATTACCGGCTCGATGATACGCAAGTCCTCCTCGTGGCTGGAACCTCCGGCCCATCCGATCCTGATACCGGGCTTTGATTTCCTCTGTGTCCTATCCCACGCGGCCAGGTCGATACCATTCTGAACCACGAAGATATTATCGTTAAAATCTGAGTAGACTTCTTTCAGGTATGGAGTGCTGACAATCATGCCATCCATGTTCTTGAATTGCTCAATAGCTACTTGACGATGATGGGTCCCGGCTGCGTCGTAGACTTCCGAAGCCGGGTTATAGGCCGGAGTGTCCACCATGTTATCGTCTATCTCGGCTAGGAATGGAAGGTCAGGGAATATATCCTTCAGCGCGTAGAGCGTGCTGAGTGCGGCCTGAATATGAACCATCTGGCAGACCACTACATCGGCTTCCCGGCAGGCATTATAGAAGCCCTTGAATATTGCCAACTTCGTCATTGGATTGGTTATCTGTTCTTCCCATGGATGAGTAGTCGTCAAATCCTTGCGCCAGGCAATCGGCATCAGATTCGCTATACCCATCCTGTCTGCGGCCATGGCGTAATTGAGCATCCGGTAGTAGAATACGCCGGAATTGGATGTCTGGATGAATAGGGCCTTCAGCATGGGGCTCCTATCAACACATTCATGGAATGCAATATGGCCTCTTTCTCTTTCTTGACCTCTGACTCATTCCGATTGCTCACCGTCCCGGAATTGAGGATTCGATAGGAAGAGAGGAACTGAGGCATGGCGCAAAGATTCACACCGTCATGGGCTGCCCGAATCTGTTGATCCCAATCCTCGACTCCGAGTTTGCATATGTTCCCCAGAGAATATGGGTATCTCTTGGCGAAGTCCTTCGTATAGGATACGGTGCTATGGATTATTCCGTTCGCCATCGAGATCATGGCTTCCTTGAGGACGAATGGAGCGGAACGGACCTCGCTTACTACCGATCCATCCGGCTCGATAAGCCTGCCTGATCCATAGGCGAACTGAACACCGCCGCTATGGAATTTGTCGGCCACATACTGAGCCCGCTTCGGCTCGGACAGGTCGTCGGCATCAAGGACGCATATCACATCACCGGATGCAGCATCGTTCCCGGAATTTCGAGAGAAAGACCGCCCCTGCTTGGTCGGATTGGTAAGTATCCTCACCCTGGCGTCCTGCTTGATGAAGTCCAGGTATTGCTTTGTCAGGTCGGTGGAACCGTCATCGACTATGACCACTTCGATATCATTATGCGTCTGCTCAAGGCATGACTTAACGGCATGGGGAAGCCAGGTGGAGCAGTTGTGACTCGGGATGACGAAGGATATCTTCATGCCACGGCCTCCATCAATCTCTCCGGCGATAGGAGCTTCTTGTAGTAGCCACGACCCGAGTCATTGGCCTTGTTCTTGTCGATTATTGTCCGAACTCGTTTGACCACCGATTCAATGAATTGGCCCTTGTCCTGCGTGTCATCGACATAGCCGCAGAATGGTTGCTGGATGTTCGATATCACATGCCGCCCATTGATCAGAGCCGTCTTGATATTGGCTGATATGGTTCGGTCTGGGAATAGGTGGATGATGCCGTGATAGTCCGATACCGAGGCTCCCGATCCCACCACATCCATCTCCACATCCGGCAAGCTATTGTCTATCACCACCATGAGCCGTCCGTACTGGGCCTCTATGTCTACCAAGAACCTCGGCTTGCCAGGGAGCGGGGACTCGTTTGGTATCTCCAACGGAATAGGCAGAACCTCGACATTGAATCCGGCCCTACGCATCATGTCATACGCTTTCTTGTCCTCGACATACTGCGTTGCCACCTCGTTCAAACTGGCCGAGTAGGCACAGACCGCATCGAAATTGATGGACCTGTACACATCCAGGATATTGTCGGAAGTGAAGAACACAATTCTCTTCCTGACCGTATCGTTATTCATGGCCGAGAACGCTTCCGAGTGTCTGTCTACGAATTGACGGAGAGGGCTGAACCCAAGCTGGACAAGGACCTCGTACTTATGGGGCTTGAAGTTTGGATAGTCCCGGTAGTCCGCTCCGATGAGTTTTGCAAGACGGATACCATCCTCTTTGTATTGTACCGATGAAACACAGACTCGGTTATCCGGTATTCCGTGCTTCTTCTTTACCGCATCCATTCGTAAAAGCCATGCGCTGGGCAAACATCCTTTTCCGCTGATGCTGTTCGGATTGGGGTACTCCGTGGCGAAGGCATAGCCCTTGAAGAATGCCCCTTTGCCCCCCTTCTCAACGATGCTGAGCCAGAAGTCCCAATCCTGTAGGGATTCAAGGGATTCATCCCAGCCCGGAAACAACTTTGACCGGAATGGGAAGCAAGCTGAAATGTAGTTGTTTACCCGCAGTAGCCACGGATCGAACGGCTCAGATGCTATCGCCCCTTTCTCATCGAGGAACCGATAGCCGGAGTAGATGAAATCTGTTTCCTGATGCTTGTCTAACTGTTCTACCCACATCTGCGCCGTCCCCGGCTCGATGATGCAGTCGGAGTCCCAGAATACCCAATACTCTCCGGTGGCCTGCTTGGCGCCCTCGTTCCTGGCCCTACAGGCCCCCCCATGTTGTATCTCTACAACCTTTGGAGTGACCGCATGACCACGGAATGAATCCATGATGATGTCAACAGCCCCGGCCGATGGACCGTCAAGCACGAATATGGCCTCGAACTCCTTGAGGCTCTGCTCTGCCAATGCCTTGCAGGCTCTGCCCAGGATATGCTCAGTCCGGTAGACTGGGATTATGAAAGACAGTTTCACGCTCTCACCGCCTCTTCAGGTATAGGCCCCATCTCGAAGCCTTTTGGATATTCAGCCGGAATAAACTTGAAGCCCATGCCGTCCTTGAAAGTAACTCTCGGATGGGTCGAAGCAATCCTGTCTATGCCTTCACTGGAATAACCCTGATGCTCAAGGCATGTCCTCATTCTTCCCAGCCTTCTCGCCAGTGGTCGGACATCGGAGAAATGGAGGATTTTTATCCCGCTATTCTCCACCGGGTAGGGGTACTTTCCAAAGTCTTGTCCATAGTGCTCGTGCTTCTCCCCGGTTATCTCTCGGAAGTAGATATCCTCTTCCGATGATCCGTACCATCCGAAGTAATGAGCCCCCAGGTCCGGATTCCTCAGACGAAAGATGTTCTTCCATTTTTCTCCGCGCCCATGTCCTATTCTGTAGAGCTCGCCCCCAGGCTCACCGGCATATGAATCCATATCGGCAGTCATGGCGATGGCTTCTGAATCCTTTACCTTCAATATCCGCTCTGGATTCGATATCCACATGTCCGGATGAAGGAACACGGCCAAGTCGGTATCCAATGAGTGTAGGCAATCATCGAACAAGAGCACATAGTCATCCTTCAAGTCCTTCTCGCGCTTGTTCTCGAACAGCTTTATCTTCGATCCGTTCAGATCCCCTGCCTGGATGGCCTTTATGGTTTCCAGCGTTCCATCCGTTGACCCACTATCGAAGAATACCATCTGGTCCATGAACGGAAGCACTCGCAGGATATGGGAACGAATCCACATTATCTCGTCCCGAATCAACGTGAATGTCCCGATACTCATGCTGATCCCACCAATTCAGCATAAGCTCTCTTGGCGTCATCTGGCCTGTAGGACTCTGCTTTAACCGCCACGCACGGAACAGGTATTGATTTCGTGTTCTTGTCCAGGCCATGCTTATCATGGAATCTGTCCCAGTAGTCACCTATCGGATTCATGTCCGACGGGTACTTCCCATAATACTGTTCCGGCTTGTTGTGGCCTACCAGGATATCCACCACGGCACATCGGCTTCTAAGGCAGAAATCCAGGTCGTAGAAGAATAGCCCGTCGAACTGCTCATCGAATAGTATCTTTATGAAGTGTTCCCGAGTCATGGCCATGAGCATCCCGTCCACCACTCGAACGGGGCCGGATTTCGGATTCAACGACTTGACATGCTTCTTCCCGTCGATTAAAGTAACCCATTTCCCCACTGCCCCTTCCGGGAAGCTGCCCATGAATTTACCGCCGTTATATTTCTCCATTCCGACGACTCCAACGACATCTACCCCGTCGGATAGGGCCTCGATTATTACGCTATCCCATCCGGGGCTAAGGAACTCGATATCGTCATGGGAGAACACAAGGATGTCGGCCTTGGACGACTTGCCCAGTCGGTTGTAGGTTTTTGCTATCCGGGGTTGCCCATCGTCGTATTCATATTTAAAGCCTGGTGCATCAACCATGAATGTCGATAGGGCGCTATCCATCATGCGCTGATGCAGGTCCTTGTATCTTACCCGGGTGACTATGTCTATGCTCATTTCACCGCCACCACATTGAGACTTACCGATTTCAAATCTCCAGTAGAGACATTCCTTGAACAGTCGTGTTCATCTCCCACTGGGAAATTATCCACCCGACTCGCTTCCGAGAATCCGGCCTCATGTAGGAGTTTCGACAGACGATCAAAATCGAATCCGGCCATATGATAGGCCGTGGGGTATTCCTGTCCACCCCATAGATAGTCCACCAGCCATTCATTCATGCGTCCGATATTCAGATATATTTCAATGCTTCGAGCGAAGTCGGGAACAGCGACATAAAGTATCCCGCCAGGCTTCAACACCCTGACCCATTCTTTCAGAACAGAGAGGGTCCTGACATGGGGGAAATGCTCAAGGCAATGGGAAGCGTATATCTCGGACACTGAGCAATCGGCATACCTAGACAGGTCGGAGATATCGGCTATCACATCGGCCCCGGAGGCTTCGTCAATATCAACGCTCAAGAATCCAGGAATAGAGCGTGTCCTTGCTCCTAGGTTCAGGCGTATCTCGTCAACAACGATATCCGTAATCATCTTCCACGATACCGTTCTTGGTTTTCAAGTATCCGGTTCACGCCGGATTTGATATCAGTGATATTGCTCTCCATGACTGATAACCTGACCTCATGGCCCTGGACCTTATCGGCCAGATTTGGGACTGTCTTGAGTTGGGAATACGCCATACCGGCACCGAAGATTATTCCTATCGCCCATTTCCATGTGTCGGCGTCGAGCTTCACCGTTCCCCCTATCTATCTGCTTTTGTTCTCTTCTTCCTCAAATCGGCAGCATGGGCCTTCTTGTATTGCTGGATATCAATGAACCGACCCTTCTTGTTCCGCTTCGCATACAGCTTCTTCCCCTTCGAGCTTCTGATGATGGTGCGCTTTATCGTCTTTCCCATGATACCCTCCTATGCGTCAAAAAACAGAACGTCCCCGCACTCTTTATCCGGCTCCTGCCATTCATCCACGTCCGGCTGATAGACCTTCATGCGGAGGTTCCCATTCTCCACCACGACGGCCCAGGAGGCCCAATGCTGGCCATTCCTGACCATGGAATCGTAGTCCATGCCGCCGAACGCCTCAGCCCGCGTGAACCCTGCCCGTCGGCGGGCCTTTATCCGCTCGGCTCGGAACAAAGCCTCTTGGTCATCGCAGTCGAGCACGTCCTTGGCCCACGGATGTCTCCAATTCGCGTTGACAGCCGATGCGAACTTGCGGGCCATGCCGTAGTCCAGGGCCAGGAACTCATCATCTATCGCAATAAGGGCGCGGAGTTGATCATAACTGAACTCTTTGCGCATCTTCACGGAACCGACAATGACTATACCCGCCTCCTCCGGCTTGATGATGCGCGAGCCTTTCGCGTAGTCCACCCAGGGCAGAATCACTCACCCCTCCCGATACGGACCATTCCGCCAAACAACCAAGCCGCTAAGATGCAGGCCGCGAAGTAGAGCGGGACAGCCCACATTAGATTGTAGGTCCAATGGGTCATCAGTTATCCGTCCCGCATCCGACCGTCGCTGAATGCGAAACCTTCCAGTCTGCCGCCGCTGGCCCAGTTCCGACGCACACTGAATACGGTATGACCCCATCTGAGACGAGAACGATAGCCCCGACTTCGCCCGGAGCCAGAACGTTCAGTTGCGCCTTGGTGCGAACGAATAGGCTTACCTGCCCGGCTCCGGCGTCTAGCAAGGTCGCTGGGCTCGTCGTGCCGATGCCGATATTGCCGCCAGAGTCGATGCGTAATCGTTCAGTCCCCGCCCCCGTGGTGGCGAGGGTGTAGAACCTGAAACCGGCAGTCGCAAATCCTACCGATTGTAATATCATGTCGTATCCTGTCCCGACCCCTATGCTCGTCTTGCCGACAGTATCATCGTAGTAGACCACCTTATCCCCATCGGAGAATGTCCCAGGTGCCGCAGGGCTGGCAGAGTATCCGCTATTGCCGTAGCGCATTGTCGTCCGCGCTGTACCTCCCGGCCCGGATATGTGAAGTATGCTATCGGGGGCCGTAGTCCCTATCCCCACCATCCCGTTTCTCACCGCCAGCGTCGAGCCGCCGACGGAAAATGCGTCGCCGCCGACGGTGAGGGTAGAGGACTTCATGGTCACTGATGGACCGTCGCATCCTGCCGCGAATGTAGAGGCGTCTGAGGCCGGGGTCTTGATGCAGGCCGCTGATAGTGTAGTCCCCGCCTGGGTCGGTCCATAATCCACATCGAACGCCCACGCCGAAGATGCTCCTAGAAGCAACGCTATGGCTATGCTCTTCATCAGCGCACCAATCCGTCAAGACAGCGGAACTCGCAAGCCGCTATCCCAATCTCGCAAGTGAAGTACCATGCCCCGGTATTCGATCCGTCGAGTTTGAATGTCTCGGTGGATAGGACGGGGAATCCATTGCCGATATTGGAATGAACTGTGGCGTATTGCGCCGCACTCACTGTACCGATCCACACCGTAGACCCTGTATTATTGCGGCATATTCCGTCTGGTCTCTTCGTCGATGCTCCGAAGAACTCAGTGCCAGCTACCGATGATCCGGAAACAAGCCGGACATTATTGTATGATCCGCGCTCTATCCGGGTGGCACCCTCGTGTCCGGTGTCGGCCTGTAGCTTGTAGAACTCACCAAACAATGCGAGCCAAGCCAGGGCCATGACAGAAAGGCAGAAGAAAGCCACTCCACGTTCCAGCTTCTCAGTCTTCATTTCACATCCTCCAGGTTAAAGTATCCCGCCTTATCTTGACCCACCGCTTGTTAGCGATGGGCCAAGTAAGACCACGACTTAGACGAGCTCGTGCGTGAGCAGCAGAACGCCAGCGCTCGGGTTGAGGACTGCGGCCACGGCCCGGAGCTTATAGGCCACGGTCGAGTACAACTCGAACGGATCATTCGTGCTTGTCGGACCAGGACGCTTGACGATCATCCTAGCACCGCTACCGCCAAGCTCGGTCACACCGAACGCGCCATCAGAGAGGATGGGCGTGATGTTGACCGAATGAGCCGCCACCGCGTAGCGCGGGACGTTGGTGCTTTCGATGAACCGAACGCCATGCATGGGGCTCGTGACTCGGCCCTTCCACATGGAATTCTGCGGCCCTCCATCCCAGTTGATGAACCATTGCTTCAGGTCGTGGTTGCCCAGACCCGTCGCAACGGTATTGGGGTGGATGACTCCAGCATAGTTTCCGTCCGCGTATGGAGTCGCATCGAAGCGGCGAAGGCGGGCGACTGCCTTCCTCACTCCGATGGGTCCGAATCGCGCCGAGATGGAAGGCGCGGTCGCTCCGACAGCCGACAGACGGGCCGCAGAGGTCCCGAATACGGCCGGGAATCCGAACTGCGTGCCCGCATGGGTGCCGGTGTCGGCGCAGAAGGACGAGGCGATAGCGGAAGCATAAGCCGACATGATCGTGCTCCTGCTTCCATCCTTGCCCACCTGGCTGAGACTGTTCTTGATGACGGCCAACTGGCACACATTGTCCAGCGTGAGAGCCGCCGACTGCAACAGCCTCTCGATGGAACCCTGAACAGGCGAGGAGATGAGCGTATCCTCCGACAGGGTGCTGACTTTCGTGGCCCGGCCATACTGGGCGATGGTGACATTCACCCGACGGGACGAAAGGACGGCGGCTGAATTGGCCGACTGTTCGGCCAAGGTAACGGAAGCCGCCGCAAGGCGCCGCCACCCGTTGAAGGTCATCTGAGTGCCTGACCCAAGCGGGAGCGGATGCTTCTCTCCGAGTTGGTAGAAAGCCGTGGTCTCTTCCAAGACCTTGATCAGCCTTCTGTTGAGATAGACGAGCAGCATATTGTCGTCTATCAGTGTGCTTGTTCCCTGGTCTGCCATTTTCTTCTAAACACCCATTTTGTTTTGCCTCAGAATCTCAGTCCCTGCTTCTTCCAGAATATCTGTTCCTGTTCCGGCGTGAGCTTCTTTAGGTATTCCTGGAGTTTCTGCGGGGTATCCAATTTCTGAGGCGAAGTCCTGACCACCGAACCGGCTGCCGCTGAAGGCGGTGTCGGTTCCTTTGGATTGGGCGTTTGAACCTGTGGAGCAGGACTCTTACTTCTTGCGACTTCTATGCCCTTGGCGAACAAGTAGGCGTTTCTCATGGGTTCAGGCGACTGATTGATCCATGGATTGGATTGCCGAATGGCCATGAGTTCATTCATCCCTTTCTCGGATAGAACCCATGGGTCTTTTTCACCGATGGACTTGAGCTCGGCTATGCGGTTGTTCTCCTCGTTCTTGGCAAGAACCACATCCATATCCGATCTTGCCTGAGCGTATGCGGCATCCTTGGCCGCATTGTGGAGGTTCACCAGGACCCGACCGAAACCATACTGCTTAATGTCGGCCTCGATCTGAGATTCTAGTGAGTTTGGAACAGCCGGACTACCCGGTGCCTGATCCTGAATAGGCCTTGGTGCGGCTTGCTGTGCCTTCTTCAGGGCTTTCTCGGCCTCCAAGTAGCTCGTCGTCAACTTCTCCATGTCCACGGTTCCATCGGCGCGCTTGAACTTGTCCGGGACCTCTGTCACTTGCTGGGTTGCTGGGGCCGGAGGGGGCTGATTTCCGTCCGGTTGCACAGGCTCAGGGACGACAGGATTCTGGACAGGATCTTGCACTATCGGGGCAGGCGCATGAATTTCCTGCGGCTTAGACATCTGCGCCTTGATTAGGGCCATGTCCTTCTCTACATCCTCCGGCCTTCCGGAGAATCCCTCTATCGCAGGCGTCTTCTGCTCCGTAGAACCACCGCCCATCTGTACTTCTGTTGGGACTTCGACTTGCATCGAAACCCCGTCTACCACCATTGCATCAGGCATTTGTTCGCCTCCGATTGCCCATCTCTGGGGTCGTCATTTTGCCGGGGTCCATTTAGGATTGCCCAGCCCTTGAGGGTCCGGACTTCTCGGATTGCCTCAAAATCTTCTCGGCCTCGACATCTCCGAGTCTTACTTCATCTTCCAGCCAGTCCATAAAATCGGTTAATGCCCTGTTCCTCAGTCCGTGGGCGAAGGCCGTCCTGTTGGTCAACTTCTCAGGGTTTCTCTCCATCATCTTTGTAAGAGACTCGAACGATTGCGCCTTTTTCTCGCTTATGTACTCAAGGGCGATCTTCCAGCCATCGGAGGCTGTCATCTGCCGCAAGGCGGCTGTCCTGCGGATGCGCTCTTCCACGGTCATCGGCCAACCATACCCTGGCTCGGCATGGCAGACTTTCCGGTCGCCTGCATCTGTTTGTCCATTTCGATGTCCTTCATCTGCTGCATGACCATCATCATCTTCTCCGTGTCCTCCGGTGATCTCATTAGAGTTGACGGGTCTATCCCGACATTGCGGGCCTCCGACTCGAACACCTTAGTATCATCCAGCCATGGCGCACCGATGAACTGCGCCCGCAGGTCTTTTATCATTGCCTGCTTCATGGCCTTGTTATCCATCTCGAAGATACCCTGCGGCTCGTAGGTATAGCTCTCGTCTATCTGCTCCGGAGTCAGAAGCTCGAATTTCTGAGCCCTTTCCTGCCCGATGGCCGCTATCACATCCTCCGGCTGTATGTTGAGATATATCTCCTTCCAGAAATCCATGAATATCTTCTTTATGGTCCGGGTCTCGATTAGGGAGCCGATGTAAGAGAACTTCTCACCGGCCTGCTGGATGTTTATCTGCTGACCGCCGAGGGTCTTGTTTGTGTCGCTGACCGCTCCGGCCATTCCCATAGTCGCCCTGGTCGCTGAAGTCCTTTCCTGCGCGTACCGCTCCATCTCCTGAGGCTCGATGAACGCCTCTCTCGGGACATCCCCACGAGGCATGACCATGAAAGCCGCCCTGACATCGCCTATTCCAGCAGCCTGCATGGCCTTCAGATCGAACCTGACCACTCCACCTAGAGAATCGTCATCTAGCTCTTTCGGATTGATCAACAGACGCTCTATGACTCCATATTTCTCCGTAGCTCTCAGGTTCCCTTGGTCAAGACGCTGGTTTACTGCCTCGTTCGTTACGAGCTGGATATCCTTCAGCATCTCCGGTATCCCGATACCGTAGTATTGACCTGCCTTCTTCATGTAGTCCATTTTTCGGATTGGTGATTTCCCGTCATAGGACCGCATGGGTTGTGCGGAAAGGATAGCCATTTTGTGGAAAATGATTCTGGAGTAGATCAGAGATTCCGGATCTCCACCGGACGCCAGCCACTTAGCCGGGATGTTGGCGAACAACTCATAACATTCCCGGTCCTCTTGGTACTTGGTCTTTGGCGTGGATTCATCCTGAATGCCACGGTCTGACTTGAGTGTCAGTTTCTCGTCCGGAGTCCTTTGCGGGTCGGACACATCCTTGAGAGTTTCGGCGGATTCCGGTCTGAAATAGCCACGCTCAACTCCTCGGACCACATCGCCGTATGTGATCGGATACCGTGCCGCAACTGGCCGTCCATCATCATCATCAATACTCTGCGGATCTGGAAAAACATCCCATATTGAAATCGGGTCGAAGACAATACCTCGGTAGACGAGGATGTCCTTTACCTCATCCTGGTAGCCAACTATGCTCGGACCATTGATCAAAGCCTGCTCCACCGCCATCGGGTCAGTGGTGTCTATGGGGGCCATGACCGGAGTCCTGACAAGCCTTGGCTCGGTCTTTCCTGTCTCAAATCTTGACCGGAAGAAACCGGAGCCGTAGGTGGTGGCATCATCGAGCCCGATATCAAATTTTGACTTGTACCCGCATTTTTCGTACTCGCGCATTACGATATCGCGGATGTTCTCGGATTGGTCGTTTTCCTGAGTCCCCCGAGCCTTGACCTCTATGAATGGATTTGGACCCAGGAGCGTGCGAAACAGGCGTGCCTTTACGGTCTCTCGATGTGATGGCGTGATAGGGACGAATACCCGGGATTGCCAACTCAGTTTCTTTGCAGATAGTACCGGATCGTATATGGCCTCGGCAGCTCTACGATACGAGTCCCAGGCATCTTCCCAGGATGCGGCCCGCCATGCCTGCGCTTTGGAAAGCCAGCCGTTGCACCACTCAAGCATTTCCTGCTGGGCGACTTCTTTGGCGAGCTCGGCCTCTCTCTGCTCTCTCTCGGACTCGATGGAAGCAAGGTAATCCATGGCGTCCGGCTTTACCTCGATGAGGCCTTGCCCGTTCATTAAAGCGTCAGGCATTGTTGACCCCGTAATGCGCCGTCCTTCGTGGTTCATACGCTCTCACGGTCTGTACTTCCGGGTTGGATTCGACCAGATAGCGGACGCAATCCATCGGGTCCTTGTATTGCTCTTGCGGCTTCCCGGACTTAGGATCACGCGCCCAACGCTCGGCTGCGGCTATCGTGTTGGGGCAGCTCGGAGAAATCGTGAGCTTCGGCCTATTGAGATTGTCGATTGGCCGGGATGCGTCGTAGCGGAGATAGTCCTTGATCTTTAGGATTCCTGTTTCGACCTCGGAGCCGATATCTCCGACCTGATATGAGTCCTGGAAGAATAGATTTTCCTGGGCAAATTCCTGCTTAAGGGTGATCCCGCCCATCGTGCGCCGGACATTCCCGAAGTGCCTGTCGAGGATGCGGACATTTATTTCTTTCCCGCACTCTCGCGCTAGGAATATCTGTGCGTAGTCTCTGACGCTGAGATTGGAGTCCTTCGCTCCCTCAAACTCAAAATCCGGGTACTCATCGTAAATGTGGAGCGCTCCTGTCGCGTCAACGGTGGCCCAGACGGCGAATACCGGCTTGCCGATGGCCGGGTCCACGACCATGTACCGAGAAACATCGGTCCTCTCGATGGTCGGAGCGACATGGACTTGCCTGGAAAAAGATTTTAGGATTCGACCGCTGAGTGACAGGGGCTTCCCCGTCCTACTGGCCTCTCTCTCGTCCGGGTCCAGATTGCTCAAGGCCCTCTCGATTGCGTCATGGTCAAGGTTGCCGTTTTTCCCATGTTGCCTACAATTTTCCTCCACATCTCCGAAAATTACACGGACATCCTGGCCATTCGCACGGTTGAATATCCCGTCAACTACCCAAGGATTTTGTAGCAGGCTGGTCATGGCACCTAGGACGACACCTCCGGCCCTTGTCCGTCTAAGAGACTCATCCCATATCGGCTTAGGTGGGGGCTCGTTGAAAATCGTAAGGCCGATGTTGGGTCCGGCGAACTCCGACTCGCTCTGCTCGTATGTCATCGCGTCGATTACCCATCCGGTATCAGTGGTCCACTCGCACGGATAGAATTTCCCCTTCCTATGGGACTCGTATCTGTCCGTCGGAAAGTACCGCATTATCGCGTTTTGCAAACTCCCAATGGATTCGATTTCTTTGGGCGTGGAGATGATGCGAGCTCTCTTCTCGTGCGGAAAATCTTTGAATATCGGCGCGGCGAAACACGATGGTGCCATTCCAGGCCATACTATGGCCGATAGTATCGCCACCATCAACTCCGACTTTCCCCACCCAGTACCAGATCCAGCAATCACGATGAACGCCCCATCGCGTGATATCTCGGAGATAAATCTATCCTGCCCACCATGGGGTAGGAAATACCGTATCTGCTCATTCTGCTCCCGGTAATGCCGCAGGGCCAGGAGGTGCCGGATTCTCTCCCTCTCCGGTTCCGTTAGCGAGGCGCTTGATCTCAGCATCTATCTCCTGATCGGTTATGTTCGACTCGTCCGGTCCTTTGGACACCCTGATCCTCTCGACGGGTTTACCCTCGGATGTATCCCGAAATATCTCAGTAGATTTTGAGTCTCCTTTTCGAGCCTTGCGGATAAGAGCCTCTGCTATCAATTCGAGATTTGTCTTTCCGGTGTCGGGGTCTATTTCACCGGCCAAACGCTTGAGAACTTGGGATAGCGTTGTAGTGCCTTTGGGTCGACCATGACCGACAGCAAATTTATTTCCAGGCTGGAAAAGGTACGGAGGATTTTTCTTTCCTTCCAATTCGGTTTTTTTTTGGTTTGTAAACGATTCCGCTTCCACGCCGATATTATACACCGGATTTCCTGCTTGTCAAGTTCTTTCGGTTTTTTGCCGTAGAAAACCGAACATTAACTACATGACTCTTAACGGCTCAGAACTCCGGCTGCTCGGGCTGGTTGGCGTTGGATGCCTTGACGATATCTGCGAGGACTTCGCGGGCCACGCCGCCGATCTTGTATTTCCGTGGTCGACCGGAGAGCGCCCATGATCCATCGGGTTGCACCTCGACGCCGAGGGAGAGAGAGCGCTCGACATCGGCCAGGATATCACGGTGGATTTCGGGTGTAAACTCGGGGACATTGGACAGGACCTTGAGTCCGGCGATTGGTTTCCCACACCCGCCGCATATCTTGGCTGTCGCTATAACCCCTTGGGATTTAGCCGATTTCCAAAGCAGGATTTCTCCGAGCCAACAGACAGCGGCGCAGCACTGAGAGCGCATCTTGCGCTCGGATGCTGGCAGGAGCTCCCATCGTTCGGGGCAGGGGATTTCCCATAGCATTTTTGAGTCGTGAGAAGTGCGTCGGGACCATATTACCTCGCGTGTATCGTCGCTGGAATCACGCAAACGATGTGCGAAGGTCTTGTCGCTCATTTCTTTACCCTCCAATCCTGTTGTCCGACCAGGGAAATTATTTTGCACATTTGCGCGAGTCTGGACGGGATCCGGTCGCTCCCCAATTTTTCGGTTAATTGGTTGAGATCCAGGTTACTGGTTATGACGAGTCCGTTACGCATATCCATGTATCTACCGTCAATGATGCGGTATATCAGGGACGCCAGAAATTCCGTCATTTTCTCGGTCCCGATATCGTCGATGACCAACAATCTAGCCTCTTGCAGGCTCTCTATGCGACTCGCCTCTTGGTTTGCATCCGCCGAACAGCGGATAAACTCTGATATGGTCTGGGGCTTAAGCACCTCGGGAACATATTTTTTTTGAGTCCTGGCCGCGATGGTGGCCAAATGAGTTTTTCCTGTGCCTGTAGGACCGAAGATGTATAGATTTTCCTTGTCTGGGTCGAACTCAACGGCTGAATGATGGGCGTACTCCAATGCTGGGCATCTACGGACGAATTTCTCTTTGGTGAAGCAGTGATATGCCTTCTTCCCCCCCAGGGACTTAACGGCCTTTTCCAGTTTATCCTCCTGCCCTATTTTTTTTAGGCGGGCCGCTTCAAGTACCTTTTCTTGTTCATCGGAGCAATGATCGCATCCGTCGGGTCCAATCGGATACTCGCAGACCGGGCACCACTTCTTAGCCTCGGAATGCGTCGAATTTTCCTGGGGTAGGAGCCGAGTATCCTGCGTGCTTGTTGGTTGTTGTTCCATTTTGATTTTTCTCCCAGGTCCTGACGGCGGCTCGCCAGTCCCTCATCTTATTTTTCCCGACTCGCCAGCCGTTGGACTGGTAGTAGTCGTAGAATTTCTCCGGGTCGAGTCCTTTCCCGCGCTCTTGGCAGTAGGTGCGTATGTCCTCGATTTTTGGGGGGATATCTTTATCTGTTGGTATAGGCTTAGTAAGGATAGGTAAGGTACGGCAAGGAGGAGTCTCTAAGGAATGCTCAAGGAGTGCTGAAGGATGCATCTTATTACGCTTTAATTTACTCCATCTTTTCGCATTGGCCCTGATAGACCGGACCCTAAAAGCATGTAGATGACCCTGGTGTTCCAAAAACTTGTGAATCGAAATGTTTTTGTCTTGTCGGTCAAGGAAGCCGATGCGCTCTAGTGCCGCGAAACATACGCCACGCTCCCCATCCCATCCAATCAGGTGCTCTATCTCCAAAGGCTCGATATTGCGGAAGATCCCAGACTCGGGACACGATTTCGCCGCGATAGCCCATAACCGGATTGGGAAAATTGATGCTTGCGGGCCGAGCGCGAATTCTAGCCTCTTGGTTTTTTCGTGATCGAAATAATTTGGGTCGAGATTTAGGTAGGGCATTAAATCGGAGCCTCCGGCCCGAGGATGGAGCGTGACCCCGCACCCGTGAGCAGGACCGGAGGCCAAATTGATTTTTGGTTTTTCTGCGGGGTCACGCGGACAGTATAACCCCGGCGACTGCGGATGTCAAGCGTTTTTTTCTGCCGGGCGCTGCGCCAGCCTATTGACTCCTCTGCCTCTCCCTGTTATAATGCCCGTAAACGGGTATGATTATGGGCCGCCAGTCAATCGCAAAGCCAAACACGGACTCCTGCCGCTATTGCGGCGGCGCGGTCCCTCCGTGCCGGTTGGCGTGGATAAAAAAAATCTACTGCTCGGATAGGTGCGGGGCGTACTCGCGGATCGCGGGGCATTGGGCGCGCAGGGCCGTGGGCATAGGTCCTTCGGGCAATCCTGGGTAGGTCCTTTTTGCCCTTGACAGATGGGCGTATAACTGTTATCCTCTAGGTGTAGGCAGACGGTGGGAGCCGCTCCCCACGAGGGCGGCAGGGAGAGAAAAATGAAAAACTACGACGCCACACCGGACTCCATCGGGAACTGGGGCGGACGCGAAAAATCCGCGCTGAGTCGCTGGAACAACCACGTAGCTCCTATCCTCAATCGTAGGCTGGAGGCCCTCAATGATACCCCGGATGGGCCGGATGATATGGATGAGGAAATTCTCGATCGCTGTGCCGACGCCGCATGGGAGGCGTTTGTCTCCTCTGGAGTCCGCGCCGCCATCGCCCAGGCCGAGGGGATAGCATGATCTCATGGGATATTACATACGAGTACGCCTTGCGCCTGTCGGGTTCGCAATATTGGGCCTCTGACAAGGCCGGAGAATACGGACACCTGGACGAGGCCGTAGCCAGGGACGAGATACGGAGAGATTGGGCCAGGCTCAGGAGCCTGGATAAACTCCGTCCATGACCTCCCCCGTCTGCCGCTGGCCGCAGCTCGATGTCCCGTTCGGTGAGTGCCGCCGGGGCACGGTCCCGAAATCGGACTACTGCCGGGAGCATGCGCCCCTGGTCCCGGTGTGGCCCAAGGGCGAGGAGACACCCGCATGACCATATCCCCGGTCCTATCCTGTCCGGCATGCGGGGACCATTTCCCGGGATTCCTGGCGGGGTCAACTGAGTGCCCGGCAATCCCGACATGCCCCGACTGCGGACGCTTGTCATATCTCGGGCTCATGGAGCGCATGGGGCTTGCATGATCGACCGCATCGACGGGTACCTCTCAAAAATCGCGCAGACCCGGGACCGCGAGGCCCTTGTCCTCTGCCTATCGACGGGCGAGTGGATACTCCGTCGGCCGGAGCATTTCGACATCGGCCTTGGCCTGGATTTCCGCGCGGCCCGGCCCGCCGTGCTGGCGTGGGTCCACGCCCAGGCAATCCCGGAGAGACCGCGCTGATGTCCTGTCCCTGCTACCAGGCCCCGAATCACTGTACTCCCGACCACAGAGGCCCGACCCGGTGCAAGGCATGCCTATTCTGGATGTGCCGGTTCAATCGCCGGACTCGGCGCGACATGTCGGCCCCGATGAGATCCAATCCGGTCAGTCGGCGTATCGAGCGGGCGCGGAAGATCTCGGTACTGGAAAAATTCTGGAAGGAGCGCGATGGAAACTAATATTTTTCAGTTGATGAAACAAAAGAAAACTTTTCAGTTGACGGAACAAGAGGTCGGTCAGGTCCTGGAATTGCTCTGCCCGAAATGCAAAGGGAAACTGAGAGAGCAGATAAATGCCGATGTGTACATTTGCGCTAGATGCAATCGGGTCTATTTAATCTGGCCGCTGATATGATGTTTCGGACTCGGGTAAACTACATGAACTTCTCCAAGCGTCGGCGGCGCGGCTACAAGTGGGTGCGCGGACTCTGGCGCGGGTTCTGCCGATGCGGGCGATTGACGCTGATGCTACCCGGCTCTTTTAGGATAATCGAGAGGCCGGGGATAGACCACTTCTGCAATCCTCTTGAGGCTCCGGGCTCTGGGATGCAGTTGGTTTTTGGAGGGATAGGACGATGAGGCGATTTGATTGGAACGGAACGCTGGCGATAAAGTATCGAGGCCATGACCTATCCGTAGTGGCTCGGGTAAATTACGATCCAGGCCAAGCATACGGCGACCCTTACCATTGCTACCCGCCGGAATCCGAAGTGGACATCATCGAGGTCAACGAGGTATGCCATGGCAGAACGCGAAAGCTCTCCGTGGAGTCAATGAACAAACTCGCTGAGCGAGAGGATTTCATCGAGGCCGTCATGAATACGGCCATCGAGGAGATGGATAATCGGCGGCAGGACCACGCCGAGGCCATCATGGACGAGCGCAGAGAGCGAGGATATTCTCATGGGAATAACTAAGAAGCGCGACGAGGAAGTCCCTATCTCGACCTGGGCAACCGTTTTCCTGCTCCTGGCAAATCTCGTATTCATGGAGTGCATCTACCTCCAAGTCCGGGATACGAAGAAGCTCCTACGCCAAGACCTGGACGCTTGCGGATTCCGGCTCGATGACGGGCTTGAGTGCCGGGAGTGGGCGAAGCCGGACCCAAGGAATTAAGGAGGACTGAAATGGCTATAAAGACCCAGACGGGAATCAACGCACATTGTTCCAGATGCCTTCAAGAATCAAAGGTGTTCGCCGCGCATATCGGACGAACGCACAAGGACTGCAACACGATGCGGAAGAACGGAGAGAAACGCAACGGAGGAGATTGGGTAGTAGGGAATGTTCCAAAGCCGGACCCGGTGAAATAATGGACTGCTGGACCTGCAAGTATCAGCAAGTCGGAGGCTCGTCCTTCCTCGGGCTCTGTACTTTCTTCAAGGTCCACCGGGCGCAAGAGCCGAAGGAAATACCGATGACGCTTGTTGATGTCGGGTGCAAGTTCTTCGAGCAGAGAAAACAGGATGAAGAAAAAAAGGCTTGACAATACCGGGATAGCTCTGGTAGACTTGGATCATGCGTGGCGAGCAACAATCCAAGTCGTTTATCGCTTCGGGGTCCCTCAACGACTTGGTTGCGCGCCACGCTCCAAACCTGAGAGGGACCCCTTGCTTTATGCGCGTTCAGACCGTCGCGCAACCAAAAACCGGAAGACAGGTCCGGCCTACCGCGTGGCAGGAAATGGCGCTGATCTTGCACCAGGGCATACGAGCATCCCTGGATGCGCTCCCCGAATACCCCGGCTCTGTGGTGACAACAACCGGGAATATGGGCGTGATGCGAAAGCATCTATCCGTGGCAAGGCTCACTTACTCAATCTCAGAGTAGGCAGAGGACAAGGGCACGGACGGAAGGAGCCTTCGGAGATTCAATCCGTTCTCTCGGGTAATACGCCCAAGGGAATGGTCAGGGATTAGATAGTCCGCTAGAGCGGAAGGAGACTGAAAAAATGGGAGAAGACAAGGCCGTATCGACGGAGGTCAGGCCGGAGAAGCCGAAGAACAACGGAGTGGCTTTGACGGGCGTGGGATTTCGGAGCCTAGTCCCGAAAGACTTCTCGGAGGCCGAGCACATCGCCATGGTCCTGGCTAAATCGGACATAGTGCCCAAGGAGTTCGTCGGGAAACCGGCGAACATCCTGCTGGCGATCATGTACGGAAACGAGATCGGCCTGGCTCCGGCCCAGGCGTTGCAGAACATCATGGTGGTCAACGGCAGGCCGTCCATGTGGGGCGATGCGGTCCTGGGGAAGGTCAAGGCGTCCAGCGTCTACGAGGCCAGCCGGGACTCGTTCGACGAGAAGACCATGACGGCGACATTCTCGGTTAAGCGCAAGGGCGAGGACTGGCTCACTCGGACATTCTCGCAGGCCGACGCGGTGAAGGCAAACCTGTGGGGGAAGGCGGGGCCGTGGCAGGGATACCCGAAGCGGATGCTGTTCAACCGGGCGCGGGCCTGGGCGCTGCGGGATGCTTTCCCCGATGTTCTCAAGGGTCTGCGGATCGCGGAGGAGGAGCAGGACATCATCGAGGTCGTGCCCGTGACCGGCCAAGCGGACCAATTCGCCATGCCGACACCGAGGGCCGAGACTCAGACGGAGCAATCCAAGCCCGAGGAAACGGAGCAGGATCCGGCCCAAGCGCCAACCGACGGACCCAAGACCGTCCAGGGCGTCATCGAGAAGATGACGAAGTACGACGGCGGTGCCTATCTCTACATCGACGGGGCGAAGTTCTACTCGGCAGACGAGTCCATCATCCACGCCGGTAGACTCGCCAAGGAGCAGGGGCGAAAGGTCGAAATCGCCTACGAGGATACCAAGGACGGTCATGTCATCTCGGAGGTCCGTCTGCTGGATCAGGAAAAGCCGTAGCCGCTGGACGCCCGCAGGGGGCCGGGTTATGTCCCCATAATTCTAATTATGAAAAAGAAAACAAAGAAAGGGAAAGATATAACCAGCATGAATTCCCTAGCCGAATTGCTCCTGCATGGTGATTGGGTCTATTTGCGCGATAAACCTCTGCATCCATCAATAATCATGAACATGACTATGGCTACTGTAACTGGATTTGTTCTTAGAGGATTTATACGAGAATGCGAGCCATCGAAATAAAGAACCCGCAGGGCTTCACCTTCGACCCGGTTGGTCACATTTACCGAGTGGGGACTGTGGTGCGGCCGGGCATCAATGCGGTCCTGGAATCAGTAGGGCTAAGGCCATCGCTGAAGATGATTTCTCCGGAGGTCCTTGAGTTTGCACGAGGCCGGGGTCAGGCAATTCACGCCGTCTGCGAATTGTTCGACCGTGGACACCTAGGGAATTACGAGATCGACGACCGGACATTGCCATACCTGGAAGCCTGGAAGCTATTTCGCCAGGAGTGGAGCTTCGAGCCCGAGATAATCGAAACGCCCATGGCTCATCCTGTCTACCAATTCGCGGGTACGCCAGATCGGGCCGGGACAATCGAGGGGAAACCGTCAGTCGTCGAGATCAAGACGGTGTCAGGAGATCCGATAAGGCCCGCCGATTGGGTAGGCTTGCAGCTCGCGGCCCAGGAAATGTTACTTTACGGATGCGCGGGATACGAAGTTTATAATCGGATAGCCGTGTGCCTGGGCTCGAACGGGAAGTATGTCGCCCGGGAGTACACCGACTATACCGATAAGCAGTTATTTCTCGGCGCGGTCGGAATCGTAGGATGGAAGAACAATCACTATCGGGGGGAAAATGGAAGCCACTAGCGAAGTCGGATTCTCGGACAAGATGCGCCGGGCTGTCGCACTCGCCAATGAAGTCAAGGCCCTGGTCATCAAGACGCCGCAGGACTACGCCCTGGCCGGAGAGAAGGAGGACGCCATCCGTGTACTTGAAAAGGAGCTTGAGATCGAGTATAAGGCGCATCCGGCCATAGTCGAAGCTAAGATTCTCCAAATCCAGAAGGGAGACATGGCCGACATCCTCAAGGGAGCGAGGATCGGGGTCAAGGCCAAGCGCATCGCCTACGACGAAGCAGATGAGCGCAAGCGCCTGGAGGAACAGCGACGGCTCCAAGCGGAAGCGCAGAGGAAGGCCGACGAGGACGCGCTCAAGGCCGCTCTCGCCGCCGAGAAATCCGGCGACAAGAAATCCGCCGAGGCCATCATCCAGCAAGAGGTCATAGTCCCCACGGTCATCATCCCGAAGGACACCACGAAGGCGGGAGCGCCTGTCCGTGTGGTATGGTCCGCCGAGGTGCTTAACGAGAGCCTGATCCCGAGGAGATTCTTGATGAGCGACATGGTCAAGCTAAACGCGCAGGCCCGCATCGACAAGGAGAACACCGATATCCCCGGAGTCCGTGCCGTGTCGAGAAAGGTCTAAAAAGAAAAGCCTTGACTATCGCATGACCGTCTGATATACTGAGACCATGAGCCCAAGGAGTTTTTTAATTTACGGTCGTCCGTGCCACGGAGGAATCTCCTTGGGCTCACACGGACGGCCCATTCTTTTGTATCTGGATGGGACGCCGGGTAGGCTCATGACCGACCCGGCCGATTTGAGGTCGCGGCGGCGCAGAAATGCGCTTGGTGATAACCGAGGTGGGGAAACGGGACAGAGCGAGGGAGTTATGACCCTCGAAGATCGTCCGGCCAGAACCCTCAGAAGCGTGTCATGTGCACCATAGGCCATGACCGCAGGCTGTGGACCCTGCCGCGACCTCAAGCCCCCAAGCCCGGGGGTGGACCTGGGTACGGAATGCATATGAGCATTCGTGGCAAATATCGAAATCCCAGGCCGTCCGTGGAATCCTGACCACGGACAATTTAGGATAGGAGTAGAAAATGGAAAAGCCCAGAGTAAAATTAGTTGGTCAAGACGGAAATGTCTTTAACCTGCTTGGACTTTGCACAAAGGCCCTTAAGCGGGTTGGTCAACGACAGCAGGCAGATGAGTTGTCTGCTAAAGTTTTGGATTGCAAAAGTTACAGCCATGCATTGACTTTGATGATGGATTATGTGAGGGCCGAATGAAAGACCTGGACAAGGCGTGGAAGAAGTATCTAAAGCTCATCTCTCAGGGCGACGCGCTCTACTTTCAGGGCGACGTGCTCCGCTCTCAGGGCAACGCGCTCTACTCTCAGGGCGACGCGCTCACCTCTCAGGGCAACGCGCTCACCTCTCAGGGCGACGCGCTCCGCTCTCAAGGCGACGCGCTCTACTCTCAGGGCGTCGCGCTCTGGAAAAAAGCAATAGCCCCCCTCACCTGCGAGTGGAAAGCGTGGGACCATTGCGTCCTGAGCGATGGGAGGGAGTTCAAGGCAAAATGAAAATGAAAATCACTCTAAAACTGCTTGAGCAGAAATCGGCATGCAAGGAGGCCCGGGATTGGTTCGCCGCGACCTATCCGCACGGAGCGTCCATGGCCCGGGTCGTGCGGGAGTGCCCGCGTGGCGATTGGTTGATTTTCGGCCTGTGGGAGTCCGGGACCACGACCATCGAGCAAATAATCCTGGCCGGATGCACGGCGGGCAGACTGTCGCTCCCGTACAGCGGTCCGAACCTGACGGTCAACACGGCGGCATTCTACTCCGCTGAGAGAGTGGCCGAGGACAACACACCGAAGAATAGGGCCGCCGCCAGGGTCGCCGGGGCCGCCGCCCAGGGCGTC